GAAGTGGATATATGCAATAGATGTGCAATTGCTTTATTAGAAGATATTAAAGCTGGAAAGTTTCCACTTACAGAAGGTGAGTACCAAGGACGTAAAGTTCCATTAGGTAAGCCAATGCGTGGTGACGTAAAGAAATTTAAAGTGTATGTTAAGAAAGGTGATAAAGTTGTTAAAGTGAACTTTGGTGATCCTAACATGCGCATAAAGAAATCAAATCCTGCAAGACGCAAATCTTTCAGAGCAAGACATAAATGTGATACACCAGGTCCAAGACACAAGGCAAGGTATTGGTCATGTAAAAAGTGGTAAAAGTATGCCATATAAAGTAAAAAAACAAGGAGACGAATACGTTGTTTATAAAAAAGACACCGGTAAGCGTGTAGGAGCAACAGCAGGTAACAAAGAAGCGTTACGCAAATACCTAGCTGCACTACACATTAATGCAAACGAACAAGTTGCAGAAGAATTGCGCACACTTATTAAAAGAGAAGTGATGCGTGCATTATCAACCAAATAGAAAATATATGGAGTCCAGTGAGCAAAGAACTAAACAAAATAGACATACTGCAAAAGATACTGCTGATGATGGGAATGTTCTTCAACCCACTCGGCTTCGACGTACTTTTTTATTCAGTCCTGAAATTGACGAATTCTTATTGGATTACAACCTCTCTTTTCTACCTGGCATCAGCCTTATGCTTTGGGTCATACTTCTTACTGGCACGATACTTTAATAAGAAAAAATAAACTATTTATATAAAATGAAACTAATAAACTTAATACCACTAAGAGAAGTAGATGAGGAAACAAACTCTCCTGAGTTGATAGCAACTCCATACTTCCGCTCATTTCAAACAACTCACGGATACAAGCCTTTGTTTAAATACATTGGTACAAAAGGTGAGCAAATGATATTTAAAGCCGATCTAACTGACTTTGGAATGTTGGAGCTTATTATAGCAGACGCACAACTTTTTGCAAAGGTAACTGAAAAAGAAGCTACTTTTGGCATTGTATATACCCTAACCGGTTTAGAACAATTCGATGCAACTGTTTGCAAAATGAAGCAAAAAGATGGTCAAATTGAGCATATAATGTTCGACAACAAAGATAAGAAAAACTTTGATGCAAAGACAACAAACTTTATTGATCTATTAGATAAACAATAAAATATGTTTAAAGCCTGTGTTACAAATCTTTCAAGCAAAGCTGCTTTAACAACTCCTATAGACTGGTCTGATGACCAGTTTTTTAGTTGCCAACTAACCCAGTTTGATAGAGAGGGTTATGAGCTATTACCAATTGAGCAAGAATATTATAAAGCAAATGGTATAGGTTTACATAAAGAAAATGTATTGGCTCACGAAAGTGGTCAGAATGATGGATGGCATGCGGTATCCTACAACTGGTTCAAGCAAAACAAAGTACATCCTAACTTATTCCTAGATCACTCATTAGTGGTACAGCGCTTTGGGTTTGAAGGAGAAGCACTAGCACAACTACAACACCACTCCAAGCATAGACCTGAATTAAAAAAGCTTATCAATACAAAAACTAAATGGGGACATGACTTCTGTTTGGATTGGATTGACAACGATAGTGTTATAGAGATTATTCACTGGGAGTGGGATTTTCGAGATTACCAATCCTATACAGACCATAAAAAGTTTATGGAAGAGATGGTTGAGCAAACAGATTGGGAGTTCTTTGCAAAATATATAATAGGAAAATTTAGAGATGCATCCTTAGACCTAACCTCAGAAGAGATAGGTGATGCAAAGGCAAATTACTTTGGTTTAAGCAAAGCATTTCGTCTTTATAAAACTTTGTAATATTTATAATAAAATATACCATGAAAAAAAATACAAGTACACAAGAACGTATGATTCGTCAAGAAGTTCGTGCTATCATTACTAAGATGTTAAAAGAAGAGGAAGGCGAAGAAGCTCAAAACGATGCAGAAGGTGAAGAGGAGTCTGGAGAAGACAAGTCAGCAGCTGAACTACAGGAATTAAAAGCACGCTTTGTTCAAAAACTAAAAAGCATCCAAGGTGGCACTGACATGGAAACAATGGTTGAAACCTTTTCAGACCTATTAGATGCATTCGGTATGTCGAGTGAACAAAAAATGCAATTATTAAAATCAATTAAAGCAAACATTGTACGATAATGGCAATATCAGGATTTAAGTCAGGTAAGGAGTTTATTACCATAAAAATGCAAAAATATCCAAAATCATTGGCAAAAGTCAATGAACTAATCAATATGGTTGGTGGTGAGAGTAAGTTCACAATGGATATGGCAGAATGGGTATGGGACTTCTGGAATAACTCATCATTTGAAAGCCCTGTAAACGAAATGAGCAATAAGAAACACATCATAAAGAGGTTAAAAGAAGATACTGCTTACCAAGCATTCTTCCAAAAAGCTATGAAAAAGTTCAACATTAACTCACCTGCAGATCTAAAGGATGCTGGTAACAAAAAAGAGTTTTTTGACTACATAGACAAGAACTGGAAAGCAGATCAAGAAAACTAATGAAACCTGTTGGAATTATATTACTACTGCTACTAAGCTTGGGGATAGGATTCTATGCAGGTTCAACCTACAACATAGACCAACCAACTGATACCAAGGAAATCGATAGTCTTTATAATGCTATAGATAGCTTATCGCACAACATAAGTAGGCGAGATAGTAATATAGTTGGTTTAGAAAATCGAGTAGAAAAATTAAATAACGTAAATGCAGCAAATAAAACAGAGTTGCAAAAATTACGAAAGGGGCTAAACAATGAAATTACAAAAGTTAAAGCATATAGTACTACTGATATTAGTAGTTTTCTCAACGAGCGCTATAGCACAGACTAAAGAAGATTCGTTAGTTTGCATACCTAAGAGTACTATGATTAAGGTCGTTCAAGACCTAAAGTCATACGATGCCTGTAAAAAGGAGGTTATAATCCTAGATTCCATGTATAAAACAGAACATACAGCTGGACTAGTAAAGGATACTATAATACAAGACCTCAAAGCAAACGAACACGATTACAAGACGATTAATCAGAATTATGATATAATTACAAGAAAGCAGACTGATCAGATTAGGTCACTATCTGCAACAGTTGTTTTGTGGAAAGGCATATCAATAGCAACAACGGCCATTCTAGGTACGCTGTTGATTATAAAATAAAGTTATGGAGAATAGTAATGCTAATAAAAGCATAAAAGACATTATCAAAGAGGAGTACATTAAGTGTGCTCAGAATCCACAACACTTCATAAAGAAGTATTGTATGATTCAACATCCAACAAGAGGTAAAATACCCTTTCATTTATACCCATATCAGGAAGACACATTAGAGGATTTTTTAGAGCATGATCGTGTTATCATTCTAAAATCAAGACAGCTTGGTATCAGTACACTAATTGCAGCGTATGCACTATGGATGATTCTATTCCACAGTGATAAGAATGTGTTGGTAGTAGCGATTGATCAGTTGACATCCAAGAACCTTGTAACAAAGGTGAGTGTGATGTTGGACAACTTACCTTCATGGCTACGAATAGGTACAAGTGAGCGTAATAAACTTAGTATACGCTTAAACAACGGATCACAAATCAAAGCGGTAGCAAGTACAGGTACATCAGGTCGTTCAGAAGCTTTATCATTAGTTATTATTGATGAGGCAGCTTTCGTTGATGGAGCTGAAGAATTATGGGCATCACTACAGCAAACCCTATCAACGGGTGGTAGAGGTATCATATTATCAACTCCAAACGGTACTGGTAACTTCTTTCATAAGTTGTGGATTAAAGCAGAGGCAGGAGAAAATAAGTTTAAAACACTCAGACTACCATGGCAAGTACATCCCGATAGAGATCAACCTTGGCGAACAAGACAGGATGAAGAGTTAGGAATGAGATTAGCAGCACAGGAGTGTGATTGCGATTTCTCAAGTTCTGGTAACACAGTAATTGCTCCAGACCTATTACAATTTTATATGCAATCAACTGCACAAGATCCAGCAGAAAAGCGTGGTATTGATGGAGGATTGTGGATATGGGAACCACCTGTATTTGGAAAGACCTATATAGTAACAGCGGACGTGGCACGTGGTGATGGCTCAGATTACTCAGCATTCCATGTTATTGATCCAGAAAGAATGATACAGGTAGCTGAGTATAAAGGACAGTTAACTACAAAAGAGTATGGAAACATGCTTGTAGCAATTGCAACAGAATACAACGATGCTTTGCTTGTAGTGGAAAATGCCAACATTGGTTGGGCAACCCTACAACAAATTATAGATAGAGGATATTTAAACTTGTATTATACCTATAAACATGATATATTAGATTCAGATGCTTTCCTAACCAAAGGGTATGACTTAGCAAGTAAGACCGATATGGTTGCAGGATTCACAATGTCTCACAAGATACGTCCATTAGCTATTAGTAAAATGGAGTTGTATATGAGAGAAAAAAGTGTTATAGTACGATCTAAGCGACTTCTAGATGAGCTCACAACTTTTATTTGGAGAACTGGTAGAGGAGAAGCAGCATCGGGTTATAATGATGACTTGGTGATGAGCTTCCTACAAGGACTATGGGTAAGGGATACGGCATTAAGATTGAAGCAGGCTGGAATTGAATTGACCAAAGTAACTATGAAGGCTGCACGTAATAGTGCGTCGATGTATAAAGGGACATATAAATCAGATAACCCCTATAAAATGAATGTAGGGAAATCACAAGAAGATATTACTTGGCTTCTGTGATATTTATAAAAAAGCACGTTTAGATGGCGGAACAACAAAGTTTATTTAGAAGACTACAGAAATTGTTTTCAACGGATGTAATTATCCGTAATGTAGGAGGAAACCAGATCAAGGTAATTGATACTGACGCAATACAGTCGTCTGGTAATATAGAAACAAACAGAAGGATAGATAGATTCTCAAGATTGTATCAAAACCTTCCAGGATTTAGCTATTACCATGGACAATTACACCTAGCAACTCGTTTAGAGTTGTTCAGAGACTATGAAGCAATGGATACGGATAGTATCATTTCTTCTGCTTTAGACGTATACGCGGATGAGGTGACTGTAAAGAATGAGTATGGTGATGTGTTGACCATCAAAAGTCCAGATGAAAAAATACAAAAAATATTACATAATTTATTTTATGATGTAATAAATATTGAATTTAATCTTTGGCCTTGGACTAGAAACGTATTGAAATATGGTGACTTCTTTTTAAAGCTAGACATAGCTGATAAGTTTGGTGTTATTAACGTAGAGCCTATAGCGGCTTATGAAATGATCCGTGAAGAGAATTTTGATCCGGAGCATCCACACAGAATAAAGTTTAAAAGGGATTACACAGCACTAAGTGCACGTTCTCACGTATCAACTACCCAATCAGAGGAGTTTGAAAACTATGAAATAGCTCATTTCCGTTTACTTACCGATACCAACTTCTTACCATATGGCCGTTCATTAATTGAACCAGCACGTAAGGTTTGGAAGCAGATCACATTAATGGAAGATGCGATGTTGATTCATCGTATTATGAGAGCACCAGACAAACGTATATTCAAAATAGACGTTGGTAATATTCCACCTAATGAGGTAGATGCTCACATGGAGACCATCATTAACCAAATGAAAAAGGTTCCATTTGTAGATCCAGAAACAGGCCAATACAACTTGAAATTCAACATGCAAAACATGTTAGAGGATTTCTACTTACCAGTACGTGGTGCAGAAAGTGGAACAAGCATAGAACCATTAGCGGGTATACAGTTTGATGCCATCCAAGATATTGAATATCTTCGTAACAGATTATTAGGTTCATTAAAGATACCTAAAGCTTATATTGGATTTGAAGAAGATACCAGTGGCAAAGCAACCTTAGCAGCACAAGATTTTCGTTTTGCAAGAACTATAGAAAGAATACAAAGAATTATAGTATCAGAATTATATAAGATTGCAATCGTACATCTTTATAGCCAAGGTATCACTGATGCAGAACTAGTTGATTTTACGCTTACATTAACAAGCCCATCAACTGTATACGAAAAAGAAAAGATTGAATTATGGACAAGCAAAGTAACTCTTGCAGGTGATATGGTTGAAAAGCGCTTATTTAGTAAAGCTTGGATATACGAAAATTTATTCAGTATGTCAGAGGATGAATATTTGACAGAACAGGAGAGAATTGTTGCTGATGCTAAAGCAGACTTTAGATTAGAGCAGATTAAGACTGAAGGAAATGATCCAAAAAAGACCGGAAGATCATTTGGAACGGCACACGATATTGCATCACTATACAAAGGTGATGGAGGTGTTCCATCTGGATATGATGAAACTATGCCAAAGGGTGGATGGCCAGGTGCTGGAAGACCTGAGGAATCAGGCACCTATGGTACACACGAACATCCGTTAGGTTGGGATCCGCTTGGAGTAAAAGGCAACAGAAAAGTGAATGAAATGAAAACCAACAAAACTACAGCAAGCATCATGCAAGATATAAGCAAGAGTTTTGCCATTAAACAAACACTTTCCACAGAATCAAACGAGGCCGAATTAGATAATCACGGTTTATTATCTGAATCTAACCTATTAGACACATAATTCATATATTTATATTTAGATGAAAAAGTCAAGTCACTCTAAAATCAAGAATACGATAATTCTATTTGAATTATTAAGTAGACAGGTAGCCTCAGACACAATTAAAGGGGTTGAGAAATCACCTGCCTTAGAGACTATTAAAAAGTTTTTCAAGCCTAACTCAATTCTTGCAAAGGAGTTGATGTTATATCAAACGCTGATTAACGAATCATATAAAACAAAAGACAAGGCTAATTACCTTATATCAACAGCTGTAAAGCTTCGTAGAGGTTTAAACTCTGAACAACTCAAGACTCAAAAATACGAGCTTATAAAGGAAGTAAAGGGCAATTATGACCTAACCACCTTCTTCCATACAAAACTCCCTGAATACAAGCTATACGCCTCTATTTACAGGGTGTTTGAGGGCATAGGAGTAGCTAAGGTTGCTGAAGTAGTTGATAGTCGCTATACAATTGTTGAGCATTTAACTAGATCAAGCAAATCTACTAAACCAGATGCTAAGCTTATATCAGAATATGCTAAACAAGATGAGGAGGTTCGTCTACTTGCATACAAGCTTATGATAGATAAGTTTAACGATAAGTATAGCAACCTATCAGCAAAACAAAAGAACATATTAAAAGAGTATATCAACAACGTATCCAATAATACAACTCTTAGAGAGTTTGTAGTAAGAGAAGCGTTGGATGTGCGATTAGTGCTAGAGAGCTTACTACCAAAGGTAAAAGATAAGGTAACTAAAATTAAGTTAGCTGAAGCAATCAACCTTACTAAGAAGTACGAGAAGCTAAAAAGCATAAAAGAGGAAAGTGTATTATCGCTTTTACTTTATCACGAACTTATAAAAGAACTAAAAGATGTCCTTAAATAAGAAAGATTTACAGAAGTTTATTAAAGAGACTGCCAAACTTATAAAAAAGGAAGGCAGTACAACCGCTGGTGTTCCTGGTTTCCTATCTGCAAAAGCATTTGCAGGTGATGAGGATGCTGAAGGCAGTGAGAAGGGTATGGCAGCAGGTGCTCCATATTTGGACAAGGCTCCAGAAGAAAAGAAGCACTTTGTAAAACTTCACGAAATCAGCTACAAAGCGTTTAAAGAGGACACCAGTAGAACGGATGTACAAAAAGTAAACAGTGCTATACTAGAAATTAGTAAACGTATTCGTGAGATTAATAAGATCATGGATCATTCGATGAGGTTAAAAACTGAATCAAAGGTTGCTAATATTAAGTTGTGGAAAAGAACAAACGAAGCTTTAGTTAAGATAAGTCATAGAATGTCTGAAGCAGCTAAAAAAACAAGAAAGTTTGCCAACCTAAAAGAAATACAAGCTAACCAGGTTAAAGAGCGTATGCACAAAATGTTAGCAACAGCTGGCATAAATGTACAACTAAACGACATTCAGGTAGATATGATAGATGGTGATCATGTAATTGATGTATACATTAATCGTGAGCCGTATGGCTTTGATCTGCGTGATGGGATGTTAAGCTACCAAGACTGGGATAAAGAAGTTGAGTTAGGATTGTTTGACAAAGACGACCAAATAATCGCAGGGATTAAAAAGGCACTTAAATAAGATATTTATACTAAAATGAACAAGGGATTACTTATAGACTCAATAGGCGCTTTAAGCGTAACTCCAGAGCAAATTACCGAATCCATAAATAAAAATGGAGGTAGGCTTATTTTGAGTGGTGTAATGCAAAGAGCAGAAGCTACAAACCAAAATGGCCGTGAATACCCAAAAGCAATCTTAGAGCGTGAAATACAGAAATATAAAAAAGTATTTGTAGCTGAAAAGAGAGCGTTAGGTGAATTGGACCATCCAGACAGTGCAGTAGTAAACCTATCAAACGTATGTTTAAATGTATTAGACTTATGGTGGGAAGGTGCTAATGTAATGGGAAAAATTGAGATCCTACCAACACCATCAGGAAACATTGCTAAGAACTTGCTTGGAGCAGGCATCCGTTTAGGAATAAGTTCAAGAGGTATGGGTAGTGTTAAGAACATCGGAGAAGGTAAGGTAGAGGTTCAAGATGATTTTGAAATTGTTTGCTGGGACTTAGTAAGTAACCCATCAACTCAAGGTGCATTTATGAACAACTTAAACGAATCAGTTGGTTCAAAAACAAGCAAATTTAATAAAGTAAACACACTTATAGGTGATATAATTTCAGTAATGTAATATGAAACTCAAGAGCATAGTAGAAAATTTAAACAACAAATCAACCAAAGAAGAAAAGTCAGCTTTTCTACAAGAGGTTTCTAAATATAACGAATACGGTTCATCTATCTATAGATCAGAAGATCTTAAAAGGGTGGCTGAAGCTATTACAAGCTTAGTCAATACAGCAGAGAAGGTAACGTTAGAAGAAACCCAAGATTGGTTTGATGAGATTACAGTTAAGCGTAATTTAAAGACTATCAAAGATAGTACAAACCAATTTAACAAGACAGTAACAGAAATTAATAAGATGCAACAACGTTTGGAATCTTTATACGAAGAGATCGGACACAATCTTAGCAGATACTATGAAATTAAATAATATTAGACTTATTGATCTAATCCCTTTAAGAGAAGCTGAAGAAGAGGCAGAAGAAAACCCTTTCGGAGCAGCCGATGATAAAGGTGGTGAAGAAGGCGCAGCTGAAGAAGATGAGAAAGAGGCAAAACCAAAAGCAGAAGCTTCTACAGCCATTCCAGTAGAGTTTAATAGGGCAGCTGTTAAAAGATATAACGACCAGAAGTTTTTAGGAAATCAAGGAGAACTTGTTTCAATAAACAAAGATGGTGCTATAGTAAGGATGCCAAACGAAGTGGAGATTATTGTAAATCTTAACGACATCGAATAAAAATAACTTTTTTTAAAAAGAAACCCGCTCCAAAGGCGGGTTTTGCTTTTTTCCAAGATATATATAAATAAATACACCATTCTCTTATATGGTGGTCGATTATTATTCCTAATTGCAACTCTAATAGTTGTACAATCAAAAAAAATTTTTAAACAAATGAACAAATTGTTAAAAGACGCAATCGCAGATGCGAAAGCTGTGCGTGAAACTGCATTAGCAAACGCAAAAATTGCTCTTGAAGAAGCGTTCGCTCCAAAGCTACAATCTATGTTATCTCACAAAATCAAAGAAGAAATGATGGATGATGAGGAAGAAACTACTAAGGTTGAAGGTGAAGGTGAAGGCTACGAAGGAGAAGAAATGGAAACAGAAATGAGCCGCATGAAAGAATTAGCAGGCTTATCTGAAGAAGAAGAGGAAATGGGTTCTGAGGAAGAAATGGAAATGGATTCAGAAGAAGACATGGACATGGGTTCTGAAGAAGAAATGGGCTCTGAAGAAGAAATGGAAATGGATTCAGAAGAAGAGTATTCAGATGATGAAGATGCAGACTTAGAAGAAATCTTACGTGAGTTAGATAACGAAGAGTCTGAAGAAGGATCAGAAGAAGAAATGGAATCAGAAGAGTCTATGATGGAAGGCGAAGAAAGTGAAGAAGAAACTGAAGAAGATGAAGAAGTTAATCTTGATGAGTTAATCCAAGCTTTACGCGAAGAAGACGGTGACGAAGAAGAAAAAGAAGAAGAGCCTAAAATGGACGAAGCAAAGAAAATGAAGATGAAGAAAATGGAAGAAGATCTTAACGAAGCTTACAGCGTAGTTAAATTCTTACGTACTAAATTATCTGAAGTTAATTTGTTAAACGCTAAACTTCTTTATGTGAACAAATTATTCCGCAAAAACGGTTTAAGTGAGTCACAAAAAGTAAAAATTGTTGAAACTTTTGATCGTGCAAAATCAGTACGCGAAGCTAAACTAGTTTATGCTACTTTATCTGAGTCAATGACTTCAAAACCAGCAGCCATTAAAGCATCAACCAAAAAAGCAGTAACTGAAGGATTTGCCTCTGCAGCCAGCAAGAAGACAAACATCATTACTGAAGGTAACGAACAAGTTAACAGATTTAAAGAATTAGCTGGTATTATTAAATAAAAATTAAAAACAACAAATGAATAATTTATTTGAAAACATCAAAACTGAGAACAAATCAGCAGAGAACAGAGCACTTGTAGGTAAGTGGGGTAAATCTGGTTTGTTAGAAGGTTTAAAGAACGAGCACAAAGGTACAGTTGCTGTTCTATTAGAAAACCAAGCAAGACAATTAATTAAAGAAGGTTCTGCTACAACTGCTGGTACCGCTGGTACTGGTTTTGAGCAATGGACTGGTGTTGCATTACCGTTAATTCGTCGTATCTTCGCGGAGATATCGGCTAAAGAATTCGTTAGTGTTCAACCAATGAACTTACCATCGGGTCTAGTATTTTACCTAGATTTCAAATATGGTACTAACAAGAAGCCATTTGGTTTTGATCCAACTGGTAAAAACCAAACAGGTACTTTACAAGGTATCACTTCACAATCAGGTGCTCCAACAGATGGTTTATATGGTGCAGGTCGTTTTGGATATTCATTCAATACCAACACTTCAAGCTCATTAACTTTCTCAACTGGATCAATCACTGTTGCTGACGTTAACTATGATGGTGCTTACACAAGCTCATTAGCTACTTACAAAGTTGTAACTGCTACTTTCCCAAGCGATTCAGATATCGATGCAGTAAGAGCTATCACAGTAGTATCAGGTTCAACTGCAATTGCAATCGAATCTGCATTCACTAAGAAAGTTGGTGCAAACGTACAATTTATCGTAACTGGATCAGTATTAGGTGGTTTAACAACTGCTGGTGCGTTCACAGGTGATTTGAAATATGTACACCAACCAACTAACGATGATCGTGGTGATTTCGAAGCTAAGCCAGTATCTAATACTAACCGTAACATCGATACAGATTTAGCGATTCCAGAAATCGAATTACAAATGCGTTCAATCCCAGTAACTGCTAAGACTCGTAAGTTAAAAGCAAGCTGGAGCCCTGAATTTGCTCAAGACTTAAATGCATACCATTCAGTAGATGCTGAAGCAGAATTAACAGCAATGTTGTCAGAATACGTATCAATGGAAATTGATTTGGAAATCTTAGACATGTTGATTTCAGCAGCTTCAACAACTGAGTATTGGTCAGCTAAAGTTGGTCAAGAGTGGAATAGCGGTACTAACGCATTCACAACTTCACAATTTACCGGACAAGCTTACATCCAAGGAACTTGGTTTGCAACTTTAGGTACTAAATTACAAAAAGTAAGTAACGAAATTCACAGAAAGACTTTACGTGGAGGTGCAAACTTCTTAGTAACTTCTCCAACTGTATCTACTATCTTGGAATCAATCCCTGGATACGCAGCTGATACTGATGGTGAAAAAGTTAAGTATGCAATGGGTGTACAAAAAGTAGGTGCTTTAACTAGCCGCTACCAAGTATACAAGAACCCATACATGACTGAAAACACAGTTTTAATGGGATTCCGTGGCTCACAATTCTTGGAAACAGGTGCTGTATATGCTCCTTACATTCCATTAATGTTGACTCCTCTAGTTTACGATCCGAACAACTTTACGCCTAGACGTGGTGTTATGACCCGCTACGCTAAAGTTGTAACTCGTCCAGAGTTCTACGGTAAAGTATACGTAGGTGATTTAGGTGTAGTGTAATCTAACCTAAACGAATAATTGGAGAGCCCACAGCAATGTGGGCTTTTCCTTTTTACACAACCTATTTATAGGAAAGACAAATAGTTTACGCATGGAGAATCAACACACTAAGGTTTCAAATCTCGATAAAAGAAAACCTAAAAATCCTATCAAATTCAAAATTGAATTAAATGAGGAGCAAAAGTTAGCAAAAGCATCTATATACGAAAATGCGGTTGTATTACTAAAGGGAGCAGCGGGTAGTGGTAAAACACTTGTTGCTTGTCAAACGGCCTTAGACATGTTATTTAAGCGCGAAATCGAGCGAATAGTTATCACACGGCCAACTGTAGCAAGAGAAGAGCTAGGATTCCTTCCAGGCGACTTAAAAGAGAAGATGGATCCATGGTTAGCACCAATTTATGCAAACCTTTTCATGCTCTATAATAAGGAGTCAGTAGAAAAGTTAGTTCAAGATAATGTTATTGAAATAGCTCCATTTGCATTTATGCGAGGCAGAACTTTTGCAAATAGCATGGTAATTGTTGACGAATGTCAAAATATTACACACGGACAAACTGAGATGGTTTTAGGTAGGTTAGGAAAGAATGGTAAAATGGTATTTTGTGGAGACCTAACCCAAACAGATTTAAAAAACAAAAAAGATTCAGGTATAGCATTCTTTACCAGAATAGAAGAGAAAGTAAAGGGAGTAAAGATCCATACATTAAAAACAAACCACAGACATGAAATTGTTGAGTCAATTTTGGAAGTGTACAGTGAATATCGCGACATTAGCTGATATTTATTAGTACACAACAACAACTCAAACAATGAAAACAATTAATGCTTTTGAATTCTTTTCAAAAGGCAAATCCCTACTATTTCTTATTGCCTTACTTTATTTAGCTTACACACCAAGCTTTAGCCAGACGTGTCCAGCACCAACTGGAAACAGTATTATCATAGATTCAGCTTATGCAGTTGGTTCATCTACATCAAAAGAAACAAACATTTCTCTTTGCTACAACAATACTACTACAAGTAAAATAACTGGCCTACAATTCAGACTAGCGTTTGATACAGCAGCGTTTATGACACCTACTGTAACATTAGCAACACCTGACCCAAGTCAGTACATGCAATTTCATGTAACAAATAATAAAATAGCTGTTACTATTGTATACACAGGCACCGATTCAAATTTTACATATGCCTCAGGTAAATTACTACAAATAAATTTTAAACATAAGGCTGATAGTATTTTCCAAAACTTACCTAGCATAACCAATTTAGTATTTGATAACTCATATCCAACAGTAGCTTCTACCTCAAATGGATTAGATACCGTTTTATCAAAATACAATGCTGGTGGTAAGTTTATTCGTCCAAATCTTTCATTCCATGGAACCTTTGTAAATGTAACTGCATCATATACTAAAAACTTATTAGTAGGTTTATTTAAGAAAGCTAAGACGTCAAGTACTTGGAATTTAGTAATGGTAGACACTACAAGTATAGCAGGTAAGTTTGCTTTCCAAGCTGATATTGATACAACTTGGTATGATGCTAAGGTTGAGGTAAGAGGTGATACATTATCAATGGGTAATGTTGTAACAGCAGCTGATGCTCAAAAGGTGAATAGATTTGTACTGGGATTAGAAGAACCAAATGCTTTCGATTTCCATTCATCGGATGTTAATAGCTCAGGCGATATAACAATAGCGGATGTATATTCAATATTTAGTAGAATAGCAGGTCGATTAACTTCTTATGTAGTACCAGATGTAAAATTCTTTACTGTATCTGAATATGATACTATAAAAGCTAATCCATCAACCAATTACAGCTTAACTATACCAGGTAATGAGAATTTCTCATTTATAATAACACCTGGAGTGGATTCAATAACTACTTATGTATTAGCTTCAGGTGATGCAAATGCAACTGGTTTCCATATGGCTAAATTAGTGCCAATTAAAATCATCAATCCACTTAATGCACCTAATTTTATTATAGATCAAACTACAGATTACTATGCTAATTTACAAGAAATAGAAATTAATTTACCTACATTAAATGTTGAAGAAGGTAATTTAGTAAACATACCAGTTAAAGCTTTAATAGGTAATCAATCATTAGGAGCATTCCAGTTAGCATTAAAGTACAATAAAGATTTATTAGAGTTTAAAGGTGTAGTAACACAAGAAAAAATTAACAGATGGTTATCATTTGTTAATCCTAATGATGGTGTAGTTGAATGGGGTGGGGTTGATTTAACAAATGGTAATTTAATTAACAATGGAGATGAGATTGTTGTATTGCAATTTATAGCTAAAAAACCAAAACAAGATTGGGACGCAAGTCCGATTTATGTGACTCGTAAATTTGTTGGTAATTCATTTGCTGCTGATTTAAAAATCAAACCTACTGATGGTAGAGTTGAAGTACAGAGAGTTGCTTTCCCTACAGTTAACGTAGGAGTTGATGCCGCTGATATACTAATATACCCTAATCCCTCAAATGGTGTAGTTGCAGTGCAATTCAACGTACCGGCTAATTCCAACACTACCGTTTACTTTGTAGATTTATTTGGTAACCGAATAGTAAATGTTATTGATACAAGAATGCCTCAAGGTCAATACAGATATACAGCAGATTTAACAAATTTAATTGGAGGTTCATATTTCGCTGTAATGGAATGCGATGGTAAAATAATAGCCAGTAAAAAAGTATTATCTAATATAAGTTTATAATTATAATAAAAGGAATAGCATTATGTCACAAGAAAATCAAGAAACAAATGATGGAACCTTCTCAGGTTTAAAAAAGACCATCATTGCAACATTAACAACTCTTATTACTGGTGGAGGAGCCTATATTGGTACCACTATATTTGGTGGGCACAGTGAGCCTAAAGAAGAAAAAGTAGTACAGGTAGATTCAACTGGACACCCTGTAGCAACAACAGCTCCAGCTCCAGTTATTATTAATGTTCAACAAAGTCAAGAAAACACTCAACAGCAAAAAACTGCTGCTCCAACTATTATTAGAGAGAGGGTAATCGAAAAACAAGTGCCTGCCAAAGAAGAGAAGAAAAAAGAAGAAGCTAAAGAAGAAGCACCATGGTAATGAAAAACAAAATAGGCAACATATTACTTATTGCATCTAGTATAATTACGTTAGTATTTTTACTTAGTGATTGTGGATCAACTCACACTGAAACGTATCAAGCTGATTTTGAAAAGAAACAATCAATTACAACTGTAAGTGATTATGATGGTAAACAAATCCCTATCCAGATTTTATCTATTGGTATCAATGATAATGTCTTAGCAATGTACCCAATACTTAAAGAAAAGAATATTGGTTTGGGTGTAACTAACATTACATTAGATTACTTGGAAGGTACTAATCGTTTTGAGTTCACAGAAGATAAAGAAGAAATTAAGCTTAAAATGGTAAAGCAGTTTCAAGCCAGTAATAAAGGCTTTACTGAAAATAAAATAGATGGTAAAGGTAAAATTAAATTAGCTAAATATTTTGTTTACATTGAAGTTTATGACTTTTCTGTTGATGAACAAGAAACGTTTGTGGCAGGAAAGAAAACCTTATCTTTAACTACCAGATTGGGTTTACAAGTCAGATTTGTGGATGCTGAAACTGGAGCTGTAAAGGTAGGTTCTGGACTGGGTGAAGCTACACAATATGGTCAATCATTTTTGAAATCTCTTGATATGAAGTTTGCTCAATCTACAGTTGGTATTTCAACAAGAAAAGCTCTTGAGACTGGATGTACGAGAGTTATATCAAAAATGATTAAAGATGGAATTTTCGAAAAATAACATATTATTTGTCTTACTTTGTTTCTTTAGTACAATAGCATGGTCGCAATCGTTTAACTATAGCTACATTGACCCATGTACTAAAGAAGTAAAGAGGATTGATATATCTGCTACTAACGGTAGCTTTCCGGTGACAATGACCTACTATGGTCAGGTACGAACTTTTACTACACAACAGCTCACTAATGGAACTTTTGATGCATGGACTAATTCTGTGTATAACGCTTATGGTAAAGGTAATCCATGTGGACAAGTTATTTTTAACACAATAACAGATGGAGTTATTAATGTATCTAATATTATAGTAACAAACGTATTATCACTAAATTCTTTAATAAACACAGTTAGTAACTTTAGCTCAGCATCAATGGGGCTAAACTCGGTAGCCTCTTCTACATCATCACCCGACTCAGAAGACAAGAAATCAAACAACTCATCTGAAGATAAAAAGGATGAACCTAAGAAAGATGATTCCAATGGAGACAATAATAACAGTGGTGGGAATGGCAGCGGCAAAGCTTCTGGCAATAGCGATAAACCATCAGATACAAAAGACAAATCAGATAAACCTGATAACGAAATTGAAGCTGAGAAAAACGAGCAAAACAAATCAACAGGCTCATCGATAGCCAGAACAACCAATAATGCATCTGCTAAAGAAAGACAGAAGCCAGCTATCATGTTAACCGGTGATATAGTGGGTGTACAGCGTACTACAGATCAAACACAAGACAGTCGTATAACAACTAGTTATATTAGGATGAAAGGTGATGGTAAATCGTCATGGGGCCTATCAGCCGATTTTACTATTAAAGCTCAGATAGGCAATGTAACTGGGTTTAAATCATGGATTACAGACAAGACAGCACGCAAGCATATTGACTTAGTTTCTAACAGCGTTTCTTTACTACCAAACACATTTACAAAC